CAAGCAGGTCGGAAACTTCGACCAGAGCACCATCGACGGGCTCTCGGACGCGATCGGCGCCGGCATCGACGCCGTCTCCGCGGCCGGCGCGCTGTCGCTCACCACGTACCTCACCGAGCTCACCGTCTCGGGCACCAAGGCGTACACGCTCGCCGCTCCGACCGTCGCTGGTCAGCGCAAGCGCATCGTGTGCGTCTCGGCTGCATCGACGCCTCTCGGAACGGTGACGATCTCCAGCCCGGACACCACGACGGGATTCGCGTGTGCCTCGGCGTTCACGTTCACCGACGTGGGCCAGGCGATCGAACTGGTCGCGACGGGCGCAACCACGCCGCTCTGGCGCGCAACGCGTGTCCAGCGCGCAGGTGGTGCGGCCAACGCGGTCGTGGTCGGCACGACCCCGCTCACCGGGCTGAACCTGTGGATCCGGTACTGCTGCTCGGTGACCAACACCGTGTCGTCGACCGGGGCCAACGCGCTGCCGAACGGAAGTGCGGTCGGCGAGCGGTGCATCGTCACGTGCTCTGCTGTGTCGGGAACCCCGGTCGGAAGCATCGACGGTGTGTTCACCGGGATGATCGCAGAGGCGTACACCCACCTCGGCGCGATCGGCGTGGTCGCATCGGCCACCGTGGTCGGTGACTGCGCCGTCCTCGAGTGGACCGGATCGGCCTGGTCGGTGATCTACCAGAACGGCTGCACGCTGAGCTGAGTCGTGACCAACTTCGTCGACGACAACACCGCCCTGGACGCCGCGCTATACGCGGCGAAGACCGACATCAAGCCGGTCACGAACGCGACGAGGCAGATCACCGCGGCCGATCTCAATGCGATCAGGACCGCGCTCGACGACATCCGGACCGTGCTCCAGCGCGCTCCGGTGACCATCAAGGCGTTCGGTGCTGTCGGCGACGGAGTGACTGACGATACGGCGGCGATTCAGGAGGCGCTTGACTACGCGGCGTCGCTGGGGTCGATCTCGAACGGCACGTTTCGCGGGTCCGAAGTGCTCATTCCGCGATCGACGCGGCCGTACATGTTCAGCAACCTGCAACTCCCCGGCTACGTGTCGCTGGCCGGAGAGCAGATGGGGCACTGCGTTCTGCGGCGCATCACCGGCTCGACGGGCAGCGCGATCCGCGAGCAGAACAGCACCGAGGACCCGAGTGGTGCCGGCGGCTCCGGGTCCTGGATTCGAAATCTCAGCCTCGATGGCAACGGCACCGCGGGCGATGGGATCAACCTCGGTGCGATCACGCAGCTCAACTTCCTGGCCGGCATCGAGAACGTGTTCGTATCCGGCTTCCCGTCGGGCTCCGGGTTCAAGCTCAACGCGAACGCGATCTCGTGCCGCTACCTGTGGGCCAACGGCAACCAGATCGGCGTCAACATCACCGGCGGTGGCGGCAATGGATGGTTCGGTATCTGGGCCGAGAACAACACGCAGAACGACGTGGTGATCGGCAGCTCGGGGGACAACTTCTACCACATCCAGACCGAGCCTGGACCCGATGTCGAGACCACGCCGAGTATCCTCATCACCGGCGCAGACAATCACTTGTTCGGCGTGTACGTCGGGCTGCTCGCTAACCGGAACGAGATCATCCGGATCTCGACCGGCGCGAACAGATGCGGAGTTCGCGGCGTCAGGATGGCAGCCAACGGCCACACCTTCACTCACCTCATCCTCAATGAAGCATATGCGCTCGGCACCGGGAACACCGTCACGGACGTCGACGAGTACGTGATGGGCGAGGCCACCGGCGCCGCATCCTTCTACATCAACCAGAGCACCGGGCAGGTCAACTCGACCATCGCGGATCTGGTGACGCTCGGTGGGGCGCTCAAGGGCGCGGGTACGCGCGCGGCAGCGCCGAGTACCGGGACCCATGTTGCCGGCGAAGTCGTGTTCAATGCTGACCCTATCTCCGGTGGCTTCGCCGGATGGATCTGCGTTACCGGAGGAACCCCGGGGACATGGAAGTCGTTCGGGGCGATCTCATGAGCAGCCTTCCCGCATTCCTGCCTGCTCCTCTCGGAGGCGACACCATGAAGTCTCTCGCCGACATCATCTCGATCGTTCGCTTCCGGGGCGACATGCGGAGTTCCATCCGCTTCCCTGACGCGAACCTGACGACCGAGATCCAGGCGTCTTGGGCCGAGCTCTACCAGCTGATCGCGCAGACGAACCAGGGCTACTGGGACATCGTGAGCACGGTGTTCACGATCGCCGGCGTGGACTATTCGCCGCTGCCCGACAGCACGTGGGTCGTCCGCAAGATCAGCCGGCTCGAGGGCACGTCGTACGTTCCGATGGACCAGATCGGCATCGACGAGATCGACAACTTCGCCCCGACCGGTCGACCCTACTGCTTCCGGCCCACCGAGCGCGGGGTCGACCTGTACCCGACACCGGACGCGGTCTACACGCTGCGCTTTGTCACCACGCCGCTGGCGCCGCAGCTGAACGAGGCGCGCGAGTTCTTCAACGGATGGGAGGAGTTCGTCATCTACGGCGCGCTCATCCGGCTCGCGGCGAACAGCGAGCGCGACATCACCGCGTGGGAGCGCCAGCTCGAGAAGGCGCGCGTCGTCATCACCGGTGGAGCGTCACAACGCAAGGCGCAGGAGCCCGACTACATCCCGATCCGCGAGACGTTCTACGACGCCCAGATCGGGCGCGACGAGAGGTGGCGCTGATGGCGGGGCGTAGACCACAGCGCATTCCGCCGGCGGCGACGCTCGGCCTGACGCAGGTCGACGATCCGCAGGTCGCGCGTGCGTTCGAGGAGACCGGCGCGGCGATCGAGAGGCTGCAGCGCGCACGGAACCGCGAGGCCAAGGTCGTGGACCTGGTCGTCGGAACGAACAAGGTGCAGCACGGCCTGGGTCGCGACGCGCTCGGGTACACGCTGGTCGCCACGGTCGCCGACGCGACGTTCGCGCACGCGATGGACATCGCGAACCCCCGTCCGGATCTCGAGATCTGGATCACTGTCGTCGGCGTCGCGCAGCCCGATGCGCGCGTGGAGGTCTGGTAGATGACCGTGCTGCCGAACATGGGGCTGACGCTTCCGACGCAAGGATCGTCGGGCGCAGGGACGTGGGACGACGTGCTCGACGCCAACTCGGCGCTGATCGACGCGCACGATCATTCGTCAGGCAAGGGCACGACCGTCAAGACGAACGGGATCGAGATCAACGCCGATCTGACGTTCGCGTCGCTGTACGCGCCCATCAACCTGCACCGCCTGACCTTCGCGTCGATCGTCGCGCTGACCTCGAACAATAAGAGCCTCTTTGTCAACGCCCTCAACAATGAGCTGACGTGGCGATCGAGCGCCGGCACCAACGTGCAGATAACCAACGGGGCCGCGTTGAACGTTGGTGCCTTCGCGGGCGCAATCGGCGGCGACTACGTCTCGGTCGCGGCGGCGCTGAACTTCGACGACTCAGGCGATCGCTACACGTTCAAGCAGAACAGCGGGACCGGTTGGGCACGACTCGCGAGCGGCGATGTTCGCCTGTTCGAGACCGGGACGAGTGACGCGGTGTTCGTTGGGCTCGCGGCACCCGCGGCACTCGCGGTGTCGTACACGATGACGTTCCCGACGAGCCCAGATCCGGGGAGCACTGGGGTCACCCGAGTTCTCACGGTCAGCCCCACCGGTACGATCTCGACCACACCATTCGCGGCGGCCGGGCAGGTATTCCCGATCCAGCTTGCCGCCCCGGCTTCGGGCGCGACGCTGGGCAGCACGCTCGCGCTACTGACGACCACCGGATCGAATTACCTGCCGGTAATCATGCCGACGGGCGGAGTAATCACAGCCTGGAAGGTCTGGATCCAGAAGACCAGCGCGGCGGGGACGATCAGCGCGCAGCTGGAACTCATCAACGGTGCCAACGGCTCGGTCAGCAACATCGGCGCGGCGGCGACGAACAGCGCGAACAACCCAGGCTACGTGCAGCTCGAGATCACCGGGCTGAGCAACGCCAACGGCGACGGCTTCTTCTTCCGCATCAACCTGACCGGCGGCGGAACCACCGGAGATGTCGTTCTCGGCTACCGGGTGGTGTGGTCGTGATGGCCGGGCGTCATGGGGCTGCGTCGCAAGCCACTCGCGCGCCGTCGTCGCGGAGCACCGCAGCGCCGACCTGCAGGTCCGGCTCGAGAGCGTTGACCAGGTTCACCAGGATGATCTCCGGGCACGCGAACCTGGCCACGGCAACGCTCAATTCCGTTCCGCCGTCAGCGACGTGCAAGGAGAGCGTCCTGGTCTCGCCGGCGGGACAAGAACCGGTGACGCGGATCTCCGACGCGTACTTGTACCGCCAGATGGCCACGGCACACTGGTCCGCCTCGCTCGGGACCGGCGTGGCAGCCGAACCCTCCACGCATGAGAACAGAAGGACGCTCGACAGCAGCAGGATGGTCTTCATTTGCTCTCGCACCATCCTGAGTCGTGCTCGTCCAGCGCGCAACCTGAACCCCCGCGCAGAGGTGCCTCATGGCGCTACGCCCTGCTGAGGTTCACGTCGGGTTCCGCGGCGGCGTATCTACGCGCGCCGACAGCAAAACCGTGCCACCGACGCAGCTGCTCGTGCTTGAGAACGGCGTTTTCTCCCGTGAGACGTCCATCCGCAAGCGCAACGGCTACGAGTCGCTCGCATCGGTGATCGACGGCTCGGCGTCCGTCCTGACCGGCGCGATTCGTACAGCCACACGCGACAACGAGCTGATCGCGTTTACGTCGAACCGCGCCTACTCGCGCCAGACCGGAGCGGACCAGTGGAGCGACACCGGAGCGGTCTACAGCGTCGTCGGCAACGATCGGCCGCTCGTCAAGACCGGGACGCAGCAGCTGCAGCCAGACCATGCCACGCTCGGCTCCGTCACCGTCGCGGCATGGGAGGACTCCGCCGGCGGCGTGTGGTGGAACGTCGTCGATGCGGTGAGCGGGCGCATCTACCGCGCGGCAACGCAGGCCGATGCGCTCGGGCGGTCTCCTCGGTGCGTCACGTGTGGCCCCAACCTGCACATCTACTACGCCGTCCCGACGACGAACAGCGTGATGGCGATCGTCGTCAACCCGGCGGCCCCGGGCGCGGCGATAACGCCCGTCGTCCTCGTCTCTGACATGGACTTCACCCAGCCGATCTACGACGCGTGCGCGACTGCGCGATCCGGGACGCCGGCGGCGATCGCATGGTTCGAGGCCGGAACGACCGCGGTTCGAATCGGCTACGTCGATGCGTCGGGCACGCTCGGGTCGCCAATCCTCGGGCACCCATCCGTGTTCACGTTCGCCGCGGCGCGTGACGCGACCTCCCCGCTGGGTCTCGCCTTCGAGGACAATGATGACCCAGGCTCCGGTCTCTTCGGGATCGCCTACATCTCAGGCGGCGCGTCCAAAGTGGCGATGTTCGGCGCAGGGACCGTCTCACCGGCGGACCCGATTGCGCAAGTCGGCTCAACGAAAACCGGGCCGGCGGTGGTCAGCATCGTACGAGTCACCTTGGCTCTGACCAACGTCGTCGCGATCACGGCATGGGAGGAGGACGCAGCCGACCCGTCGAACGCGTCGGTGATCATCGCCCGGGTCAGCTTGAACTCCGGTCTGGTCTCGAGCTTCACGGTCCGCTCGGTCGGGATCGTCGCCCGCGCCTTCCTGATCGGCGGCTCCTCGCTGACCAGCAGCGCCTTTGTCACGCTCGTCC